AACAATAAAGATCCTGATAAAGTTGGAGAAGGAATAAGGCAAAGCGTTCTGATGTCGAAGATTCACAAGACTATTAGTAGTTGCTGTGAAGATACTTGGATAGAGCTAGAATGCCTTTATGGGTATCAGCTATTCAGAAGAAGAAACAATGATCATGCTAAGGAGATTCTGAGCAAAAAAATGAGAATCCTGAACGATGAGAATGCCAAGTTCACTTTCTATAGTTGGGAGCTGTTGAACGAAGCAGGATTCTTTACTGCACAATCTCTAGGTGAAGGAGAAGTTTCAAAACTGATCGAAAAGGTTGGTGAGGTTCAAATCAATGAGATGGCAAGCACAACAAACACCAAGGTATCGTTTCCAGATGGTTACAACCCAATAAAGGCAAGTGAAATAGTTAATAAGAATGCAGCTGACAAGGTGACTAAATCTCTATCATCTACTTACAAGCAGATGGAAAAGACTCTGAGGAAAGAAGGCAAGACATTTGATGCGGTCTCTATCACTGCTGAGATAATGAAGGGTATGTCTTGCGAGAGCCAACTAGACACAACGATAATGGAATACATTAGTCGGTCAGTAAGGAGAAGTTTTGTTGATTTAGATAAGAATGCTGATAGGTATGATCTGTTCTCTTTCAGTCAACTATGTGAACAGCCTAGGGTCATGAGTGTTTTCATGAAAGAAGTTTATGCTAAATTGAGAAAGAGTGAGAGCGATGGTAAGTCAGCTTCTAGGTTGATGAAGACTCTTAGGGAAAATCATGCTAAAGATGCTGCTAGGATAAAAGAAGAGTACAAATGCTTGACTAACCATGATTTTTTCAAAGCTTTGAGAACAGAACTGAAAAGAGAAGGGTCAAATGTAAACAAGATGAGAGATGAGTTCAACAAAATCGTTATGGGAAGTAATGCTGCCATAACAGTCATGGGAGGAGAAGTCATGCATCTGAATGGGAGAGACGAAGGGCCTTCTGATGAGAGTGCTGAAGCATTCTCTACTCTTTTCATTGATCTGACTAATCTCAACCTAATAAGGAGCAAGAATCAGAACATGGTTATGAAGAAAGAGTACACAGAT